GCGGAGTCACTACAAGCTATGCAGTGTCTTACTTCTTCATCTACCTATCGTCCACACTCTAATATCGGAGTTTCTGAGATGTCTCAAATATCTAATAGTGAACGTATTGCCGAAGGCAATAAAGTGAGGGCCTATGGCCCGAACGTAGTGTCGATTGCCGTAGGCAATAAAGTGAGAGCCGAAGGCTCGAACGGAGTACAAGCCCCGTTCACAGATGCAGTATGGTACAAGCCCGAGCATTGTGCTCAAGTGTTGCCTAACGGTAACATCGAGTACATGAGCGACTCGAAACTCATTCAGATGAGGGCTGGCAAGTACTTGATGAAGTACAGCGGCCACATCAGCATAGATGACGTGATGCCAATCATCACAGCAATCAAGAAACTCACCTACACCTTCGAAGTGCTGACTGGTGAAGACTTAGTTGAGGCTTACGAGACAGAACACTCGCAAGTTAAAGCCTGTATGTCAGGCAGGCTGAGTGATGAAGAAAAGTGGTCTCATTTGTACGATGTAACTGAGCATCCAGCTACTGTGTATGCCAACTCACCGGATTTGAAGCTGGCTGTGATGACATCGAAAGTTAGTGGTGACATCTGCGGTAGGGCTCTAGTATGGCCTGACAAAGGCTTATACGGGCAAACGTATACTAACGGCTGTAGGGATGAGTTTGTACTGCATCTAGCTGAGAACGGCTTCCGTGCGTGTGATGAGGATCATAATTTCACAGGCGCTAGACTGCCAAAGATGCCATTCAAGTTTAATGGCCAGAATCGCACACATCTTCTAATGCCCTACATAGACTGTACAGGAGGTATCAACAACTGTTGGCTGGACTCATCTACAGATGAAAAGCACTTCACTATTGTTAAATATGATCGAAGTTGTATGTATCATGCCAGTGCTGAATACTACTGCGCTGATACTACGTCAGGCTACATATCATCTGATGATGCAATTGTTGATGATGTGTTTGACTGCGAAGACTACGAAGAAGAGGATTGCTAATCATGCCTGACTCTGTAAACACAAAGCCAGAACCAGTCACTAGTGAAGATATACGCCGCTGGTGGCGTGATGAGTTACGCAGGTTTGAAAGGCGGGAGTATAACTACCCCCCGTGGAACAACACAAGCATAGGCAACGACCTACTGCACAAACACTTAGCCCGGATTGACCCGAGTAGGCCCGGCTACGTTACATTCTATGCGACACACGAAAAAGGTGTGCGTAACATAGTCACCCGAATGCGACCGGGCCGCTACCTAAAGCGGTACGCCAACGAGTATCTCTCTGAAGAGGATATTGAACGCTTCTCAAACCAGTGCAGAGAGGACTTGTTTGAGATACACTATGTCCACACTAACATTGAGGATGCGTTTGTATGCACACACAAAGCAGCTAGAAGCTGTATGTCTCACCCTATGTCTGATGATTACTTCTGTACAGATATTCACCCTACTAGCCTGTATGATTACACTGAACTTTCAGTAGCTTTACTAGTAGAGAAATCTACTGGTAGGCACAAAGGCCGCGCTGTAATCTGGCAGGACAAGAAACTGTATAACCGAGCATACGGTAATGCAGGTATGCTTGAAGGTATGCTTCACAATGAAGGCTACACTAGAGGCCAGTTTATAGGAATAGAATTTCCTATCATCTTTCACGGAAACAGGCGTGATTGTAGACTGGTGCTGCCTTTTGTGGACAGAGAGGTGCGCGGGGGGTGCTATGCTCGTATTAAAGACAAAAAGACTGTAGTCATATGCCCCCATACTGATGCGCAGTTTGAGCTGAACGGGCCTGAAGGTACAGTTGAAGTGCCTCTATATGCTTTAAGAGAGGTTGGCTTGCTGCCAAAGGCAATTGCCGAAGGCAATAGAGTGAGGGCCTATGGCCCGAACGTTGAACGTATGGGGTCTCCTCAAGTTTCTGAGACGTCTCAAAATCCGTTTATGCTGCCACACCCGAGTATAGCCCCTACGAGAGATATCAATGAACTGCATAGAGACCACAGAATCTATGGAGAGTTATTGGCTGGCAGACCCTACACTAGTATAGAAGCTGTTGGAGGCCCTCCAGAAGAGCCTTATCAATATCATATCTTCTGGCGTACTAATAGTACAGCAGAGGTGGTCCGACGTGAGACTACTAGCCGAGCCTACGAGTACATCAGAACACAGATTATGTCAGAAGAGGAGGCAGACACAGTAGGAGCACTTCTAAGCGAGCTATACGACGGCACCGCCCCAACCACAACCCAACCAGAAGCAACGGAGAACACAGATGACACGGAACAATAACGTGCATAAAGCACCAGTCAAGCCAGCAGTGCCAGTCAAGCCAGCAGTGCCAGTCAAAAGCTGGGCAGGCAACAAGCCTGTAGCTGTAGTGAGGCCAGAATGGCTCTCTACTCCACTCACATCAGACCAGAAACTAGAGCTTAGCTTTCAGCGTCTTATCTCTATGCACACTTTCATGAGGCCTGCACACAGCCTCACAGAAGAGGCATTTATCAACAAGTACATTGACTGTATTGTAGGTATGAGTAGTGACTCCTACGGCAATAGGTCTATGACTATTCTCAAGTCAGACGGTACTAAGCCTGAAACTGCCTTCATGTGTCATACTGACACTGTGCATCGCAAAGAGGGCGGGGCTAAGTTGTTCATCAACAGCGATGAATATCTCACTATCCGAGATAAAGCAGACACCAACGGACCTACTTGTCTCGGGGCTGATGATACTGTAGGGGTGTGGCTCATGCTTGAAATGATCCGTGCTAACATCCCCGCCCTTTATATCTTCCACCGAGCGGAGGAGATCGGAGGTCTCGGGTCAGCATACATTGCAGACAACACGCCTGAATTAGTAGAGGGTATTAAGTTTGCTATATCTCTAGATCGTAAGGGATACACTAGCATCATCACTGAGCAGTACTATGACACAGCTAGTGATGAGTTCGCTCTATCTCTAGCCTGTATGTTTGGGGATACTATACCGTTTGTGAAAGATACTTTCGGTACGTTCACAGACAGTGCCAACTACTCTCACTCTATCCCCGAATGTACAAACCTATCAGTCGGGTACTTCGATCAACATACAAAGAATGAGAAGTTAGACTTGCGCTTCGCAGTTATGCTTCGAGACCTACTGCTAGAAAAGTGGGATGAGTCTAAGCTGATTGTTAGCAGAGATCATACTAAGCCCTATGAGCCTGCACACCAGTACGGGAGCAGCTACGGGGCCTACGGCTACGGCTATGGCCACGCTACAGCTACTACAGGTGGGGCTAGAGGTGCCAGAAGCAAGCAACGCAAGAAAGCTGTAGACAGGCGCAACAAGAAGAAAGGCACAGAAAAGTCACAAGATGACTTTCGTGACTTTCTGGATGCTGATGATCATCTTACTCTCATCACTGCTATGGTACGCAACAACGCGGATGTAATAGCACAGATGCTAAGTAATCAGGGCTACGACTCCTATGATCTAGCGGAGGTTATATATGAAGAGACAGGCATTATGCCTAATGAGCTTCCAATACTCTAATTTTTGAGACATCTCAAGAAAGAAAGGCTACAAACATGTCAAGCTTAGTAAGAGTAAATATGATGGAACGGGATGACCTCCATCCCGTATTCATCTCAAATACAGCAGACGCTAAAGCAGTAGCAAATCGCTTTGCAGAGCTATGCTGGGATGCAGGTGTACTCCGCTCCCATACTGATCTTTTAGCACAAGATGTTAGCTTATTACAGGAAGCCCGAGTGGAGAGGTGGAACCTGCTTACCCGCAGTCATAGAGAGGGCTCTGAAAACTACCACTATGAAGTGCCCAGCTTCTTTGATGAAGACTGGTATCAAGCTATACATCCAACTGTGCTGGCTATACAGTGCCCCTCTATTGCAGGCGTCACTATACAGACTGTAGAGTATCAAAAAGACGCAGGTGGCACATTCAGACTATCCTCCCCTCAAACTCTCGGGCGGTTCTTAACACGTTGGGGCGTGCCTGCCGATGTAGTGGAACGGTACGTTATAAAATCTCAATCCGCAGGCATTGAGTCTGCTCTAGTTGAGAACAGTGAAGACATTGCAGCTGTGTATAGAGTTGAGAGCGGGCCTCTTCATAGCTGCATGTCTTATAAAATATCTCAGTACGCTACGAAAGGTGTATCTCCAGTACTTGTCTACGGGGATAAAAGTGACATCAAGCTGTTTGTAATCAAGCTTAAAGATACCGGCAAAGTAGTGGGCAGAGCACTTGTATGGCCTGACAAGATGATACACGGACGTATCTACGGTAGAGACAAAGCCTGTCAGCAAGCTCTTACAGATGCTGGCTATGTTAGAGGAGCCTTTCACGGAGCTAGACTGAATAAAATTCCTATCACTGGAGTGCCAGCGCCCACTGGCTGCCAGACCTTAGTATTGCCCTATATAGACGGGCATGATCGCCGTTATTCATATGTGATGGCTAGTAAAAACTGGCTACATGTAATAGATACTGGCGGTCCTCAGACAAATAGTGTGCTTAATGCTGTCAGGCAAGCTACACTCTCTATTGAGAGTATGTGCCCTGCTAACAATACCATCGGGATCGGGACTATGAAGGAGGTTGATTTTGATGACTCTAAAATTGAGGAGATACTGGCGGCATGACAAAGCCACATTGAGATGCTTGAAAGAGTTCTATTTCATAGCCCAATGCAGACGAGTAACCCGAGACAAAAGGACTTTCTATAATGCCTACGAAGAACCCCGACATATATGCAGCCCTACCAACAGTAAAAAATAAAGTCTGGCGGTGTAATGTTTACACTAAAGGGGTCAGACAAGTCTACTGTGGCTCTGCCAATACTGTCTTTACTGTGTGGTTTAACCACTTTAACTGCAACGATATCTTTGGAACACCCAACAGAGGTAAGAAGTGATGTACTACAGGATAAAGCTAAACAAGCGCCCGTTAGTTGCAACCTCACACTTTGAGGACTTCATAGAACGAACAGAGTACTCAGTAGCTAAAGTTATTAACTTGAGTAACTTTAGGCAGAGATACAACATCCTCCCCGAATTGCGGAAAACCTACCTCACAGGCCAAACAGGCATCGACATAGAGCCTCTAGTACATGCACCTTTATGGCATGTAAGTGAGCTGCATAAAGCTAAACTAGCAGAAGGGGAAGATGTACATGCAGTTACTATGGACATGCGTGAAAATGATGGAGGCCCTCAAATTGTAGATGCTGTGGTTGAAAAAGTGGTATTAGGGGCTGACAATCTGTTTATGGTTAGGCTGCCTATATGCGGCAGGTACATATATACAGGCATCTGCTGGGGCAACATTGAACATGCTAATATGCGCCCTCTCTCAGAGGGTCTTGTAAAACAGTCTGTAAACAGTAGCTATGCCCGAGACACACGGGAAGAAGCTAGAGCGTATGTTGCTCGATACTTTGCTGAAAGGGAGACTTTCTAATGAACAAGAGCGCACTAGTCTATAAAGGAGGCTTATGGGTCATGAACAACATTGTCAACATCAATCAAGCTGCTACGCAGGCTGCTGCTACGCCAGTTGCACCTGCTGCATCTCACGTAGTTCGGGCCGAAGGCCCTCACCCTATTGCCTCTGGCAATGTGCCAAAGACTTACACTCCAGCACCGCATAAGCCTTACGTTGCACCGGCTCCTTACGTCAAGCCTGACCCATTCGACACTATCCCTAAAGAGCTGTGCTTTGAAATAGGCTTTCAAGACACTCTGGTGGCCAGTAAGAAGTATGTAGTGGACACTACAGCTTGCAACACACTTGACGTTGTACGCAGCTCCTACACGCCTGTAAGCCACAAAGCATTCTTCGATCCTGTAGTAGCTGCAATCAAGAAACAGTTCACAGTTGCAAACCTATCAGACGCGAAAGTGGAATGGGGTACAGCTAAAGACTGCTGCTTTGCTATTGTGGATGTGAAGCTGCCCTCTATCAGTAGGGTTATCATGTCTAAGAAGAAACAGATTGAACTGTGTCAACGGGTAGTTGCTGCCCATAGTATTGACGATAGTTGCCCCGACTTGTTTATGCTCGGCGCTGTTGACACGCGATCTCAGCATAAGCAGTACGCTATACAACACAGCAAAGTGTGGCAACGCCATAAGAACTTTGCAGCTGAACATGTTACAGATCAGTTGAAAGTAGCTGAGTTGGAGTTTGATGCTCACTGTAACACTATTCAGGGTTGGGTATTGCATGATATTACTGCTTTCACTGCTAAGACTGTGATTGAGAATACTGTACAGACTTCTAAATTCTCAGAGAGGCTGTATGCTCAGTATCTACGAGAGGCTAACGCTATTGGCCACAACGTCTATGCACTATACCGCACTTTCACAGCTTATGCAAGTCTGCCTACTGCTCTTAATGGCTTTGAGGTTAAAGCATTAGGTAAGCTTAATGCAGCTGCTATAATGTTCCAGCGGGAGCTTAAGGTTATGGAGTGGGTGTCAGGCCAGCCTTTTGTGGAGCTTACGCAGTAGGCACTTGACAAGCCCCTTTGAAGCTGATATGTTGTCTTCAACAGGGGGGCGTAAGAGAAACAAGAGAGAGAAAACAAGAGATAACTAAACAAACATATAACTAGTATGTTAAACGTATGTTAAACATAAGCTAGATATATAAGATATATAATATGTTTGTTTAATATAGAATATGTAACATATGTAGGTATAGACATTTGTATCTATGTGTGTTATATGTGTAGAGTCAGCTGTAACTAGAGGAGTATGTGTCTTCTTTTAAGAACCCGTAGCTACCAACAAATCTGAGATATCTCAAAAACTAGCACATATGTGCAACACGCTTAAGAAAGCTAACACAAATGCAAGTATTCAACCCCGCCTTCACCACCCGTAATGCTAACAATGAGCTGGTAGTTGTTATTGGCCGTCAGGACGATCATATCAACCCTTTCAAAGGCTTCAAAGTTGGCAACGGTGGCAACATCATGAGCTGGAAAGCTAATGAGCTTAGTCAAGTAGCCCCTCTTAATGATATCTATCAGCTGGCAGAGTACTCCCCTCTTGTGCTTACTGATAACGCTACTGGTGCTTCTGTGCATCCAGTTACCGTCTTCGCTGGTGGTATCGATGTTAAGGATATGCAGAGCCGTGATGTCACAATGCATTTTCACGTACAGGGCGATGACCGCCCGTGGAAAGGTTGTGTCTCTAGTGTTAGCAGCCGTATGGTGTCATTCAAAGATATTGACATGCAAACTGTACCCTCACTGGCGCAGGGCACTGCTTATACAGTGACTGCGGAGACTGAAGTCGTGAATGTCTTCAATCCCCCGCGTGATGCTACTGTACGTCGTAGCGGTGCTCAGGTGCGTGTCTATCTAGAAGTGCCGTCTGCATCTAACCCATTCAAAGCTCTTAAATCGAATGGGAAGATGACTGGCTACACTGCATCTGAGCTTGTCTTTGCATCGTAAGCTATATGTCTGACGTGTAGTGGATTGGGGCGGCCTTCGGGCCGTCCCTTTCTTCTTCTAAAGATTGCCGAACCCTGTTAACTCAAGCGTCTACAAAGGCGTTAACTAGTAGCGAAAGGTACAGGCTGATGTCAAATAACAAACGAAGTGTTATACTAGAAGCTGTAGCTAACAAATATCTCAGACCCGAGCAGTCTATGCGTATGGACTGCCCTAACTGTAGTGGCAAGAACACATTATCTGTGTCTAACAAGCTCGGGACAATAGTGTGGTACTGCTTCAAAGCAAGCTGTGACCTCAAAGGTGCAAGCAAGAAAGATATTCCATCTGACTGGATTAAGAGCTTTCTCAGCAATCAGAAATCTGAGACGTCTCAAATCCGAGATCTGTCTGATGCCTATGGCATTCAAAATTCCTATCACTATTACGGCGAAGACTTAGCAGAGTACGTGCCGCCGTCATACTGTGTTCCGATTAAAAGTTTAAGTAAGACTTACCAACGCATAAGATCAGTTGATTTGTTGTCTAAATACGGAATACATGATTATGGCAATCTGAGAGTAGATGTGAAAGAAGACCGTTTAGTGTTTCCTGTAAGGTGCTACGGCAAGACTGTTGATGCAGTTGGGCGCTGGTTCGGGCTTAACCCTAACTACAAAGGGCCTAAGTGGAAACGCTATAATAGCTCGGGTCTGCCCTATGTTCACTGGAAGCCGCAAAACTTAACTAAACTTACGACCGTAGTCATAGTTGAAGATGCAATATCTGCAGCTGTAGTATCTGAGCATTTTAGAGATGCTATAGGACTAGCTCTTTTAGGCACTAACTTGACAGCCCCTACTAAGCAGTATATAACGCATCTTTGCAATACCTCAGACAATAGAAAGATCATTGTGGCTCTAGACCCCGATGCTAGTATGAAAACATTAAGTATGTCAAAAGAGCTGACTGGAGTAGCAGCAAAAGTTCACTGCCTATATCTGACAGATGATTTAAAATACCGTAAGCCTTTAGATGTGTTCAGGCTTCAAGATATGATAAACCTCACGTAAGGAGATGTTAATGGAGTTAGCTTTACTTAAGACACTGCTAGATAAAGGCTTCTATGATTCTCATAGAGGTGTTAAGTGCCCAGCTGAAATCTTCAGTGAAGACGGGCAGAAGATTAAAGGTTCAATTGATACAGCTATGGAGCGGTATGATCGCTCTCTGACAATGCAAGAGCTAGAGGCTCTCTTTCAATCAGACAACTCCACTATGACAACAGCAGCTAAAGATGTCTTTAGCTCTCTATTCCGCACTATGAACCAACAAGAGCCTCTCGGGGAGGATATCGCAAAAGATGTGCTCAGCTCTCTATTCCGCCGACATGTTGGGGAACGAGTGGCGAATATTGGATTTGATCTTGTCAACGGTAATCAATCTAGTCTGTTCTCTCTACAGCAGCTGCTAGACAATCACGGAGATAACTTCTTACCCGAGATCAATCTAGAGTTTGAGGATATGAGTGTGGAGACACTCTTAGCTAAGAACGCTCTAGAAGCCCGCTGGAAGTTCAACATCCCGTCTCTTGCTAGACGAGTAGAGGGAATCTCAGACGGCCATCTAGCGTTCATTGGAGCGCGTTCTAATACAGGTAAGACAAGCTTTCAGTGCAGCCTTATTGCAGGGCCTGACGGTTTCGCAGTGCAGGGCGCTAAGTGTCTTGTGTTGTGCAATGAAGAGGGCTCACATCGTGTAGGCTTCCGTATGCTCACTGCTGCTACTGGACGAGACGGCAACTGGATCAAGAATAACGTAGAAGAGACACGTAGCATCTACGCAGGTGTGAAAGATAACATCCACATCTTTGATGCTACTGGCAAGAACATGAGTTGGGTCGATAGCGTCTGCCGTACTTACAATCCAGACGTATTAGTCTGTGATGTTGGGGACAAGTTTGCAACTAAAGGTCCAGACGGCAATGAAACTGCCAGCTTGAAAGAGAACGCTATCTATGCTAGACAAATTGCTAAGAAACATAATCTTGCATTCCTATACAGCACACAGCTAAGTGCAGAAGCTGAAGGTAAGATTATACTCAATCAGAGCATGATGGAGGGTAGTAAGACTGGTAAGGCAGCAGAGGCTGACCTAACGCTTCTCATAGCTCGTAATCCGCCTATGGAAGGGCAGGACGAAGAAGACAGAGGTAGGCACGTGAATATAGCTAAGAACAAACTCACAGGCTGGCACGGTATTGTGCATTGCGAGCTTAATCCACAAACGGGAAGGTATAGTGTATAATGCCATTAGCAAAAGAGATGCCACCGCTAGAGTTTCTAAATGAGTGTTTTGAATTGAGAGATGAAGGTTTGTTGTTTTGGAAGGTTAGGCCTCGTGAACACTTCCAATCAGATAGCAGCTGGAAGTCATTTAATACCAGCTTCTCTAACACGGAAGCTGGTAGTACACCTTCGAGTGGCTACCGTCAGGTACGCATAGGCCCTTATAGGCTGGTAAAATCACATAGAATCATCTATAGCATATACTACGAGACTGCTCTTGACACAACACTATCTATAGATCATATTAACGGAATTAAAACTGACAACAGGCCCGAGAACCTACGACTAGTGTCTGATTTAGATAATAGGAGGAACGCCCGTATGTACACAAACAATACATCGGGTGTGAACGGTGCATGTTGGCACAAAAGACTTTGTAAGTGGGTAGTCACCATAAAACTAGAGGATAAACGCCTTCCTCTCGGAGTCTTCGATAATATCGAAGAGGCAGCAGCTGCACGTAAAGCCGCTGATATTAAGTATGGCTTCTCCGAGCGCCACGGGGAGCCTCTGTGATGGCGTGGACAGATGCACACTTCGATATCTTCGGAGATGACATACGGCACAAAGCGCCGTATCGTCATTGCACACCTCTAGCATATGACGGAGAGTTTAATGTATTAATATATATAGTAGGCCATCTGTTGAGCGTGGCTAAGAGTCACCTCTACGAAGACGAGAACACTGAGTTCAGTGTAGGCATTAGTGCCAGACAGTATTATAACTGTTGTAAATTACCTATCATGCCGAAAGAAAGCGAGACTGATGACTAACAAACTAAAAATCAAACTACTAATAATGGCAGCAGCTGTGATTATGTCACTAGCTGTATCACAATGCGGTGTTGATCCGGAGCTGCTCCGAGAGTTCATCGGTACTATTTCTGAGACAGGAGTGCAAGAAGCATCATAATGGCACAAGCCCCAACACGTCCTATAGCACAGCCAGCTGTGCCTAAGCTAATCAGCGCACTTGACGGCCCTAAACGTATAGTGCTATACACTAGTGGACCTAACGATACAGTATCTGCTGTAACAGTAGAGTATGTGATTAATATCACCCATCTAGCTTTCGGTGTTCAGTTTGAGAAGTCTAACGGCCTACCTATGTTCTTCTGCTGGTCTGTCTTGCGCTGCTATGAAGTGTTAGATTACAACACGGGTGATTAAACTATGAAATATCATACACTGCTACGAACTATTATAATCGGACCATTCGCAGCTATGAATTGGCTCGGTGATCTCTGCGGAGAAATTAGTATTGAGTTAGACAAAAGGCTAGCAAAACATTATGGCAAAGAAAATAAGTAAGTACTTTTCTGACACAGAATTTAAATGTAAGTGTGGTAATTGTGAGATGCCACCTATTAACTTCTATCTATTAGGCGTTCTTGATTTCGTTAGGTGGAAGACTGATCGTCCTATCTACATCACTAGTGGCTACCGTTGTCCAGACCACAACAAGCGTGTAGGTGGGAGTAGTAAGTCTCAGCATTTGTTGGGCCGAGCAGCAGATTTCTACTCTAAAGATGTAGGTGTAGAGCTGTTGTACGCTATGCTTGACAAATCTGCATTCAGCAACTCCATTGGCTTAGGCATTTACGATAGCTGGATACACGTAGATAGCAGAGGCATTTTCTCTAAAGTTCAACCACCCGCACGATGGGATGAAAGAACATAATGCCATATAACAAGCGAAAACCTATGCAAGTAGTGTTGCTTAACGGGCCACCTAAGAGCGGTAAAGATACTATTGCAGATGCACTAGTTCAAGCTGTAGGGCCTCTCTGGTCTGTCAATTACAAACTGTCTTCAGTGTTGAAGGCTACAGCTAGAGCTATGTTTAGCCTGTCTGACACACAGTATAATGCAGTAGAAAGGCCAGAGAACAAAGATAAGAAAGGATATGCAGGTTTAAGCAATAAAAGCTGGCGAGAGGTTCTCATATCTCTCTCTGAAGACTATATTAAACCAACATACGGAGAAGATTTCTTTGGTATAGCTGCTGCTAAAGCTATAAATACATTCTCTATTAGTGGTTACTCTCATGTCTTTATCTCTGACAGCGGCTTTAGAGAAGAGGCCGAGACACTTGTGACAATGTGTCCTACTTGCAATTTCACTCTAGCTAGACTATATAGAGTCGGTACAAACTTCAGTAACGACTCTAGAAGTCTCTGGCCTAATAACTCTCTTATGAATGAGATTTCTATAATGAACGAAGGTACTGTAGATCAAGCAGTAAGAGATATCCTATCACACCTACAGAAATTGGAAACACAATGAATCCCGATAACATGATCATCTTAGAGATTAGACCAATATCAGCAACAGCTAAATACACTGTGACTAGTATTAACGGTAAGGCACATACACCTCATGAGAAGTTCTACTCTATGGCTGAATTAAAGAGGCTATCAGCCTCCTACATTGATGCTGGTTGGGACACTCTAGAAGTGTGGCTTGAAAAGTAAGGAACACACCAATAATAGCGCCCGTAGCTCAGCAGGATAGAGCAACATGTAGTTTTTCATGTTCTTCTTTATGACAATTGGAGCATAGCAATATGCATTTAGATAGTTCAGCCTTTCTTCTCTTTTTACTAAATGCTCTTAACTTGCTCCAATTGTATTCCTTTATGGAAGGGTCTAAATGATGAAACTCCAACGCACTCATACAACGATTATAACCACAAACACTACACCCCCCTCCTGCAGCAGCCACTTCGTCAATCTTTATCTGCTTCCACCTACGTATACAGTAGGCGTTAAAACACTTTTTGCAGGAAGAATTCCACCGTAAGGGTCTCCCTTTCTCTATTAACGGATAGTAGTGGTCGAGCGGCTTTTCTACTTGACATGTAAAACAAATTCGCATATTATGTTCCTTAGAGGTTAAACCCCGCCGCCCCTGCACCGCTCTTCTAAAGCGGTCCTTAACGTAGGATGGACGGTCCGAGGTTCGATTCCTCCGGCGGGGTCCAGCTAGTTATACCCAAACGGATTAGAAAAGCAAATTCTAACCAATTTAAGAAAGTTATTAAGAATGCCACTAACTCAAACTGCGGTATTAAATGCCTATACACAAAGGCTAAACGCTAAGCCCGGAGAGACGCTAGAGGATGATATAGCCTACTACGCTCGGGTGTCTAACCCTACCTCACAAGCTAATGCACAAAACAACACTAGATTAAACGCCTACTTAATTAGACATGCACACTGGTCGCCTTTCGACATGTGTAACATTGTGCTTGATGTTACTACATCCCGTGACATAGGCAGGCAGACTCTCAGACACCACAGCTTCAGGTTTCAAGAGTTTTCACAGCGCTACTCAGCTACAGAGACACTTGCTACGCAGCGTGAGCTTCGTATGCAGGACCACAATAACAGACAGAACAGCCTGCCTACAGATGATGAAGACTTAAAGAAGTGGTGGGCTGAAGCTCAGAAAGAGGTAGCCCGCTTCACATTTGAAATGTATGACAGTGCATTGAAAAAAGATGTTGCAAAAGAAGTGGCGCGTGTTATACTGCCGGAAGGGCTAACACACACACGGTATTTTCAGAACGGTACAGTGAGGAGTTGGATACATTATATTATGACACGTACACATGAGTCTAGCCAAAAGGAGCATAGAGAATTAGCACTAGCATGTGCTAACGCTATCAAACCAATCTTCCCTTCAATTACAACCTTTTACACAGACTAATAGAAAGTGAACATTAACAATGACTGACATTATTAAAGGTCCCCTTACAGCTACAGCTAACATAGCACTAGATACAGAGGTTACACTGAATGATGATGGTGATCTAGAGGTACAGCTGTACCTCTCAGGCTCAGACACTCTACTAGCTACTAAGAGTTTCTCTATTGGGGAGATTATTGAAGAGTATGTAGAGGCAAACACCTGTACGATGTTTGGCCGAGAGTTTATTAACGACCCCGATGCAGTGAAAGTTTTGAGTTGTCTCAAAAAATTGTCTGGTGGTCTTATTGCGGCATTGAAAGCCAATATCAAGAACGTCAACGACTTGTGGGTGGAGAAATAGTATGACTGATACACCTGTAGAGATACCCCAAAAAGATGTGCCTTTTCTACTAGAGGCTTTATCCCGTTTTACTCTTGACTCTTTAGATGAAGAACTGATATATTCACAAGAAGATACAGAGCTATTGTGGGAGGCTCACCAGAATTTAGATATCTTCTGGCGTATCGTGCAGGATGGTACGCCCAATAAACTTTCATGAGGCTAGTAAATGCATGTTGTACTTGATGTAGAGAACACAGTCACAGAGCGTAACGGTAAGACTCACTTCGACCCGTTTGAGCCTACTAACGAGTTAGTTCAAGTAGGCACGCTCTATGGCAGAGTAGAAAACATTTTCACATACAATCATTCGTGTGGTATTAAGGACACACCCGAACGTCTACAAAACATACTAGATAAGACTACTCTTCTCATAGGCCACAATATCGTACATGATCTCATGTGGTTGTGGGAGTGTGGCTTCAAGTATGACGGGCCTGTGTATGACACTATGGTAGCTGAGAGTGTGCTACATAGAGGCATCAAAGTCCCGCTATCGTTAGGTGATTGTGCTGAGCGTAACGAGCTGGAGAGTCAGAAAGGTGACACTCTCCACAACTACTTAGCTTTAGGCTACTCAGTACGAGACATTCCTCATGATGAATTAAGTTTCTATCTTAGTGGAGACTTGCATACTACTAAAGCCCTAAGATGCCATCAGCTTGCTAGATTAGCTACAGATGAACTCTCACAGCTAACTAGCACTGTTGATCTCTGTAACAGAGTCACTAGAACTCTAGCTAGATTGAGCCGCAACGGTATCAAAGTAGATAAAGCCGTACTAGATTTAGTTAAGCAAGAGTATATTGAAGAGAAACAAGCTCTTAAAGACGAGCTAGATGCGTTATCTACTAAGTTTATGGGTGACGTACCTATTAATCTTAACAGTCCCGAGCAAGTGTCTACAGTAATATATTCTCGTAAGCCTATAGACAAATCAAAGTGGCCCGAGTTATTTGAGGGTAGATTATCTAAAGCTGAATATAGAAACATAGCTACCTCTAACACAGTACAAGTATATAAGAAGAGAGCCGTTAAATGTGATGTATGTAGAGGCTCTGGACGAGTCTGGAAGACTAAGAAAGATGGCTCGCCTTTTAAGAAGCCTAACAGGTGTCAGAAGTGTGATGCTGTGGGGTGTCTGTTTATAGACACGCCTGAAGTTGCAGGCTTAAAATTCTTTCCTCTATCTAAGGATTGGGTTACAGCTAACGGCTTTGCAACTGGAAAGGATCACATTAGTCTACTAGCTGATATAGCTAGAGGTCACGGGATGGTTGACGCTGAGAACTATCTTAGAAAGCTTCAGAGGCTTAATGCTGTAGAGTCATATTTGTCTACGTATGTTGCAGGTATCGAAAATTACGCTAAGCATGACGGTCTCTTGCATGTTCAACTTACTCAAGTTATTACGTCAACAGGCAGGTTTAGTGGGCGAAGCCCTAACATGCAGAACATGCCCAGAGGTGGTACTTTTCCAGTTAAGCGTTGCTTTGTATCTAGATTTGAGGGAGGTGAGTTGTTAGAAGCTGACTTTGCTCAGCTAGAGTTCCGTGTCGCAGCGTTTCTATCTCAAGATGCAACAGCTATGCAAGAGATTGAGGAAGGCTTTGACGTTCATAGCTACACTGCTAAAGTTATAACTGATGCTGGAGAGTCTACAAGTAGGCAAGATGCTAAGGCTCATACGTTTGCGCCTTTATACGGGGCTACGGGCTACGGTAGGACGCCACCACAGGCACGATACTATGAACAGTTCATTGAGAAGTATGCTGGTATTGCAGCTTATCATAAGCAGCTTACTAGAGATGTTCTTACTACAGGTTACATTACACTACCGTCTAAGCGACAATATGACTTCTCTCATTCAGTCAGGAGAAAAGACGGTACACCTACACACTTCACACAGATTAAGAATTATCCAGTACAGGGCTTTGCTACTGGAGACATAGTGCCACTGATTTTAACAGTGTTTGACAACATGCTAGAGGGTATGCTATCTTGCATTGTGAACTCAGTACACGACTCAATTGTTATTGACATCCACCCCGAAGAGAAGGAAGCTGTGCTTGACATAGTACAATACATTAATACCAATCTTAAAAAGATAATTGACACTGAGTGGGGTATTGACATAAATGTACCCCTACTATTAGAAGCAAAGACAGGCCCAAACTGGCTTGACATGAAAGAAGTAGCGTGATATAACTGCTTCTCTTCAAAAAACAGAAAGGCTTTAATAAGCACATGAGCAACGAAGTATCTACACTAAAGACCTCTAATTTCGCTATGCAAGCTGCTGCTAGCGGTGTTGACACTACTAACCTGAGCGACGCTACTAGCGTTGATATGTATCGTCTTAAAGTCTCTCAAAGTCCAGTTATGGGCATTGAAGAGATTAAGAATAAGAAAGTTAAAGTTGAGATTGTGCCTGCTGGTGCAATGACATTGCAGCACTTTAACGGTGGTGAAGTCTTCTTGTCTGAAGATGTAACTATCCGCCCATACATGCAGCGGCTTTCCTATCAGCGGTACGTCCCCCCTACGAGTGCTGGAGGTAGAATGATTAAGACTTTTATGGCTCTTAATCTTAAGGGTGACTTGAAAGACACTGACGGTGGTTTCAACTGTGGGCGGCCTTCAGGCTACATTGAAGACTGGAACGCTCTGCCTGCTGACATCCGAGAAATCTACAAAGCAGTACGGCGAGTGCGTACTGTGTTGGGCACTGTCTCTATGCGTAATGTTATTACAGATGCTGGCAAAGAGGTTGATGATATCATTGATTTGCCTTTCTCGTTTGACATCACTGCACGAGATACATTCAAAGCTATGCAAGCGCCCTTTGAAGATGCAGTGCGTAAGCAACATCTTCCTCTAGAGCACAGCTTCGGTGTAACTGTTCAAGAGCAAGCTATGAACAACGGAGATGTGTTTTATTTTGCTCTGCCTACCCCACTCTCGGATGAGGTGCTGCCTATTGATACCGAAGTAGAGGCTACTTTCGGGTCTTTTGTAGAGTATGTAGGCCGTCATAACGACTATGTTTCGCAGAAGTGGACTGAAGCTAATGCAGCAGATGAAGCAGAAGACTCATATGATGAGGATGCTGCTGAGCTAGTTGATGACATTGTTGAGGTAGGCTAATGAATCACCCCGCTGAACTAGCACTCACTTCTCTAATCCGCAGACTAGAGAACGGTGATGTTACAATCTCTGATGACACAAAAGAGCAAGTTTATAAAGAAGTCAAAGTTGCTCTTGACAGAGAGTTCAGCGGGGCTGATCGGGCTAAGCGGGGGTTTACCCTCCGCATGTCCAACATAGGTCGGCCCTACTGTCAGCTCTGGTTCCAGAAGAATAAGCCTGAAGCAGCACGAGAGCCTGAGAGTGGCTTTGCTATTAAAATGATGATTGGAGATATTGTTGAAGCAGCATTCAAAGGCTTTCTAAAAGAAGCTGGCGTAGAATACACAGACACTAAGAAAGTAGTGTGGACTACCTCTAGTGGCAAAGAGATTGTAGGACACTATGATCTAGAGATGAATGGGGCTGTAGATGACGTTAAGTCTGCATCTCCGTATGCCTTTGATCGTAAGTTTGAATCCTTTGAAACTCTAGCTGCTGATGACTCTTTCGGGTATGTAGCCCAGCTAGCTGCTTACGCTAGAGGTAGTGGCCTCAAAGTAGGTGGCTGGTGGGTCATCAACAAGACTACAGGTCAATTTAAGTACACCCCAGCTGACGGTATGGACGTTGACGCAGTGTTAGCTGATATCGAAGCTAAGATTGCGGAGCTAGATGCCAATGAGTTTAGGCGTTGCTTTGAACCTGTAGAGGAGACTTTCAGAAGTAAGCTAACAGGCAATACAAAGCTAAGTAGCTCTTGTGGCTTCTGTGACTTCAAAGAGTCTTGTTGGGATATCATCCGAGCGCCAGAGACTAACTCAACAGCCAGAAACCCGAAGGAAGTAGAGTACATCTACATTGCGCCTGAGAATATGGTTACTAACTCATGAGCAATCATTATAAAGGAGTTTCATGAGATCAAAACGACGTAAGGCTGCACTGAAACACGGCTATGCTTCCGGTCTGGAAGATAAATTAGCTGCTGTTTTAACAGAGAGAGGTATCAACTTTCTATATGAGAAAGTGAAAATTGAATGGGAGGATTTGACTTACAGGACATACACGCCTGACTTCATCCTCCCAAACAATATCATAGTTGAGACTAAAGGTAGATTTGTAACTGCTGACAGACTGAAACACTTAAAGATCAGAAAACAGCATCCTGAACTAGACATTAGATTTGTATTTGACAACAGTAGACAGAAGTTGTATAAAGGCTCTAAGACCACATACGCTATGTGGTGCATCAAACATGACTTCCGCTACTACGATAAAACTATACCAGACGATTGGCTAAAAGAGCCACCCCTACATGAATTACAAGACTTTATAAGTTTCCCCGAAAGGAAAA